CGTGTGCTAGTCTCAGTAAATGGAGAGATTTAGCTCGAAGAACGACTTCCATCGTTCACCGATGCTACGCATTTCTGCGTAGGTGAGCGGAATATAGTCCCAACTCGAACTATATCTAACTCTAATCTTGGTACGTCGTCGGACACTGCTCCGAATAACGACGCGACCAAGCCTAAGGGTCCCAGCTACTGCGGCCATCAATACGGCAGAGTGGTTGTTACACCAACCTGGCATATCGGGAGGCCGAGCTTCAACGTCGGTAAGATCGAAGGAAATCGCGTCGTGAACGAGCACGTGGTATTTTACACCACCTGTCCGTTTACTAAACTTTTTCCGTTCGATTGAACGAAGTGGAACTTTAATCCCGGCATCGTCCATTTCATCAATCGGGATACGCAGAAAACGCGTACCCTTCATGATATAGGAGACTACGGAACAAAGAGAGATACCCCACTTCGCAGACCAACGATTCAGCCTGTTGATCGCTGAGTACCTGTCGCCAGGCGTCTTAAGGGACTTAATATAGACCCCTCGGACGTTGTGACCATCATAGCAATCATGGCCACACGACTCTCTGAATAGTCCTGTATTAAAGGACTTATCCATGTTAACGCTGAAGCCACAAATCGACAGCATTCTGGCTACGAGGTCATAAGCCTCTTTAACCACTATGATGTCGTCGCCGAAAACGGCGAAGTTGCCTAGCGAATGTCGTCCAGGGCAATAGATAGGAATATCTAAGGCCCTGTAGACACCATGGACGATCGCACTGAAGAATGTCGTTTGAAGGGGAAAAGTAAATGCATTCCCCATCGACGACACCATATGCAACTCTAACTCGCTCCCACCTGGAAGGGTGGTAAAAGGGCTCCGAGTCTTCATCAAGATATTAAAAACGTCTCGAGGGAAGAACTCTTTGACCAAAGCGATAGACATCGAGTCTGAAGCTGATGAAAGGTCGATAGTACCAAACCTATCATCTTTAGACCCGAGCCGAGCCAAGATGCGATTCTTGTCAGGTTGCGTCGACAGATCGATACCACAGATTTGTCGTAGCCGCCGTTCAAGAAGTGCGCCTATACCCTTCTGAAATAGCATATTCAGAACGGGCTCGGTACATATGGTTCGTGAAATCTTCGAAGTCTTAGGTACAAAACTAAGGCGACTTCCTCGAACGATAGCAGTTTCCCTAAACTCCTGACGTCTAGACTCAACGGACGTCCAGAGCGGGTCACATGCTATGCCCTGCATGAAGAGCTTGTGCAGGCCTTGATCTGTAGCAGACATGTGAGAAGTGCCAACTTTCGATAGAAAGTCGGTACTATAACTCCCGATGTTTGCTCCAGTACCAAGTCCATAGTTCATGGCAATGTCAGGCCAATTCACGATGGATAGCGGTTTCCCGTTATCTGTCTGATCGTTGGCATAACAGAAGCGATAGATGAAATCTCTCGCTTCGCCTAGAGCTACAGCCTCGATGGTGGTCATTTCGGATGGCCCCGGTAAAGCAAACGTCCGACACTTCTCGTTTATTTCAACGAAAAGTTCTAAGGCTTTAGCGTCAGTCACTTTCTGATCAATATCGTCCTGAAATTTCTTCAGCAACGACGATCGTAATGACTGAATTGCAAAAGTCTTAACGGACATACCGGGATATGGGGTAGTACTCCCATCCCATCCAGATGAAACCAGATCTAGGTCAAGTAAAACCGGTAGTGCAGCAGCGTAATCACGCATGATGTCTCCAGTTCACGTTTAAGCTTAAAGTGACACTTTACAATTTCTCGTAAAGTGCCGAGCCGTACTCGGTGGAACGTCTAACAAATTAAACGACGCCGGAGACAGTTGTATCTCCGATACCGCTAGTTTGCTGGGCGATTGCACCGAAATGGGCACTCAGCGCTGCTCGGATGTTAATAGCATCGTAGGTATCCGACCCGGCCGGCACGTCGATCACAGTAGTGATCTGCATGTTGGCGAAAGGCTGGTTAACTAGGACGCTGACACCCTTGCGAGTGATGAACTTAAACGTGTTCCGAGGCACGTCCTTAATCAGACCAGTCGTCGGATTCGGTTTTCCAAGAAATCGGAAAACTTTGGGCCGGAAGAAGGTCATGGTAAAGGGCGATGACATCGAGTGCGTCGTTACGCCAGTCTGCGTCCCACCCAGTGCAGTCACGGCAACTTGCTTCCCGGTAATATCCGGAGCAACATCCGTTACATGCGTATAGGTCGGGCTCGAAAGACCGGTTTGCGCTGCCCCTGTAATCGGGGACGTGAGAGTGAAACTCATTGCAGTACCTCATGGAAAAGCCGAATTTTGACATGGATATTATCTATGAAAATTTCTCGGCGATTGCGAATGCAAGTCCGTAGCCAAAGAGAGAAGGGCAGCAATGTTACCAAGTTGCCCATCACTTAAACTTGACTCGAACTGAAAACTGGGCATCGGAATACTCGACCCAGCTGTCCGTTCAACGGTCTTGCGCGAAAGACGTCCAGTACTTCGATTACTCTCTCCGCTAATAAGGTTCCAGCCGGGAACATTCATCGTCTGTGTCAATTTAGGTGAAACCATTCGCACGGTACTATTCGTGGTCTTGATTATCACCGAACGATTGACATAAGTCAGATTGCTCACGTCTGTTACACTAGCATCGAGAACATCTCCAAGATTGGAGAAGTAATCGGCGAGAAACGACCATGGAAGTAACTCATACACGGTAGGAATAAACTGTTCAATTGTAAAGCCAAATTGAGCAGCGTCATCCCGCCATGTGGGCGCTTCCACCTGAGCACGTATAGCACCTCGGTAGCGAACTTTGTGCTGTTCTATCAGTGTTGAAGCAGCAGTAATAACTGCACAACCCTGATTGCGAACGGCACCTGCCCGGTCGTAACCGGATAGTTCGTTTGTACGATCAAATTCTAAAGCCGCGCTCTCAGAGATAAGAGTAACCTCTGAGACACGTTTCTTTATAACGCGATCATACGCCGTGCCGGCGTCCTTAATATCATGGATCAAAGGAAGCCAGCCAAAGGAGTGCTCAAGCCAGACATTGCCGAGATCTTTAATCCACCTTTCGGGATTAGCCTTCTTGCCCTTTTTAAGAGCACGAAAGTAGTCCTTCATGGCGTCTTGAAGACCGGCGACAGGTCTGCGCAGCATTTGCAAAGTTTCGCGGAGCTCACCCAGGAACACCATACCCTGCATTGCGGTACGGCGCGCTCGGACGGCTCTGTAGAAGTTTGCTTTTGCTAAGTTGTCACACTTCGTCGTGCTCACGTTGGAGCTAAAAGGGGCGTTTCTCACTAGATGGATAATATCTCCCTCTAGATCAAAATGCCTCGTTACTCCATACGTCGGTGTATAACAAACCACCGAAGTAGGCGCGAGCGGAGTAGTGTCTATAGTATCCCACACGCCAGTCATGGCAGTGGTTGCGTTCTTCCCTTCCGCAATCTTACGCTTGTAGCCAGGGTTACGTATTCCGTCTCTAGTGCGAGTAGCCGTACAAGTACCCGTTTGGGTCTCATAGGCTGCACCAGAGTTAGAATTGTCCCACTGTCTATGTCGCGTTCGAAACGGAAAGGAAATGCTTGATACTTTTGTGACCACTACTTCTTCTTCGAAGTCGGCTCAGGAGCTACGTCACTCTCCTGAGCCGTTCCACCACTATTGACGGCGCTTTGATAAGCGGCGTCAATAGCCTGCTGCCTCGACATGAGGAAAGCGGCGAAGCGAGCCTGCAACCCGGTATCGAGAGAAGTGAGAATAGAGCCACTACCAACAGCAAACGCGCTGATGGCAGCAAGCACTACCATCGTCTTCTTAAACATATCGGACATACAAACCTCGCTTCGAGTGGAGTGTGATAGTACCTTTTCGTACTAGGCAGCCTTTCTAAAGGGCTCAACCTTGTAAACGAAGCTAGATGGGAAACCAGCTAACTACGCTACAAGGGCAGTCAAACCGTTCTATTGATTCACGGAAAGACCCGAAGGACTAAGTTCCTTCTTGAGACCCCC